GCTATACAGCCGCTTTGATTTGAGATATATACGTCAAGAATACGTATACATCTGTATTTGAAGCGTATCATTTTCGAACATCTTTGTATTAGGTAGCCTCTTTACCTAAATATTTATACGAATCTATTGAGGGGAGAATCGTATATATGTATAATTCATTCGTCGGTAGAATTGGTCAATATTAATTAAACATTTCAACTAACATGATTTGTTTTGTTTTGTTATGTTTCGTTTCAATGTTTTTAAATTTTTGGGTGTTTTGTTTTATAAAATATTTGTTTTGTTTTTTGTTTTTATTTATTTATTTATTTTGTTTTTATTTTTATATTTATTTATTTTAGTTTAATGTCCTTCGACAATAAGTTTTATAGTATTTATTGGTTTGTTTTATTGGCATCGACGTCATCAAATATTCTGTCGTCAAGGTGTATGCCGTTAACCAATCTAAGTGCTCGTGTTATTCTTTCGGTGATAACTAGAAGTTTTTTACAAATTTCTGAGCAACAACTAACGCTTATGAAACTCTTTGTATCTTCTGAAACTTCGTCATTATGTATTCTATTATCATTGTATGGTTCATTCTCAGGCACATTCGAATTCGTATTCACGTCCATTCCAACTAAGTGGTCTAGTTCCGAATGCGAAAATATGGAGTCTTCCTCTTCAAAGTCTGTGCTGTCATCTTTTTCGGAAGCATTCTGGATACGAAAATCAGATAGATTGAAACTGCTATCTAAGCTGCGATCGCATATAGAGTGTATATTTAAATCTGCAAAAATCTCTTCGTCGCCGTCATCTTCGAGGATGTCTTTAACTAAATCTCCCATAACCAAATACGACAATTTTTTAGCAATGTTGGCTACTGTCTGTATATGCTTGTAATTTGAGGCGTTTTTAAATAATTTGTCCACAAATGATAAAGCATGATCAACCATTCCTTGTGCAGGCGCTTCGTATCGGTTCATTTTCGCTATCTGAGTAGAGGGAAAATATTCGTAATTGATAATGTATCTAATTTCAATCCTTTGGGATGTCGACCCGGACATGAATATGACTGGGAATTTTAAATTCAAATTATCCCCGATGTGTGTGAATCCGAATTTGGTCGCTGAAATGTCGATTGGTAAAAAAGTTTCACATATTTCTTGCATTTCTTCAGGTGATTTGCTTCTTGAGTTATAGCTTTCAACTATTTCATCTTTCGTCATCCATGCGTTGAAGAATGGGCCTATCATCTGTCCTCCATAAAAAGTCGCCGATCTATCTGTGTTTCTACCTGCTTCCCGAATAATCAACCCTGCTGAAACAACTCGCACGGCTCTAGTATTCGTTGGCAATGTGAAGGGGTTCTCTTCGACTATGAGTTGTGATCCGACGTCAGATAGATTGAATGTACCGTTGTCTGCTAGAATATTCCTTGCAACTCGAACAGGATGTTGTGTATATGGAAATAGTGCCACAGCGCAATTTACCCCCACGTTATCTAGGAATATAGATCCCTTCCAACTACCGGTTGTAGATCCAATATCGACCGGAGATGGTATTTTCACTCCCTCAGTCTTAAATGGGTGGAAAAGTGATCTCAGATACCATAACTCAGCCTGATTCAGATCGTGTTGGAGTTCTAGTTCTCTCTCTCCTTTGAAATCTATTTTATCAATTTGCGTCTTAACGTTATTGATCTTCTTTTTAAAAACTCGCTTTGGATGAACTTTAAATTTAGCTTTGGTGATTTTCTTAATCCTTTTTGCGATCTTTTTCTTCCTAACATATTTTTCTCGTAAAGTCGTTTTAGGTTTAACCATCTTTATATATTTTATTGACGTGTCCGCGCCAATCATAGCGTCAACTAATTCAGTAGATGGATAGAGAATAGTGTCGTTCCGTTTGCGATACTGAGCTAAAATGCATATTGCTTCATTTACATCCATTTGGTAGTTATATTTCCATTTCATCTGTGTGACCAACTCATCAGGCATACATATCAATGCTTTTTTCTTCTTATCTTGGAGGTCCATTTGAGTGTACCATTGATTTTTGAGGTACCTTATTACCGTCGGTTCGTCTTTTAATTTAATATCGTCTTTTAAGTTGAAATACGGTCCCAAAAACATTTCGTCGCCGAAATAGTCTTTATTCGAGAGGCAAACTGCGACTCTATGTAACTTCGGATTCATCCTCATTTTGTAATCATAACCCATGTAGAAGCGCGAATTGAACAAGACTTTCACCAAGTCTCTCCCCAAAAATTTTCCGGCCGGCGTGTCGAAATCACTCTTACTGCAGAAATCAAATTTTCTGTTCTTATCTTGTTGAATAATGACTTTTTTGCATATCCATCCTGTACCATACGAAATTTCGTCGTTGGATTTGACATATAATTTGTCTGCTGCATTAACCCATTTTTGCAAGTTTCTTCGTTCTATTATGGTGAAGAAGTCGTCGCCGGATATCTTGCGAAATGTCTTTTCAAGTCCTGCCACATGCAAAAGATAATCTTGTATGAAGCGGTTGCGTTTTGTATTTCCATCTGTTGTTTTTGGTCCATGTCCCGATGGTGTGCTGCCTTTCGTTGTTATTGCCATCAATCTAATTCCTCTCCAGTTATATAATAGCTCCACCCTTGTGTCTGTTGCCGTTTTTATGACTAATTCGGTGTGCTTATCCGTCCACCAGTCGAATTGTTTTTTGAACATGAGACATGCATTCTCCCAATATGGAATTTCGACCATGTTCATCAGCCAATCGTATTGTAAAGAATCGTACGCTGAAAAATCAGTTGATATGTATACAGGATCAGAAAAGTGTTTGTCCATCTCGTCTATCATCTTGGTGTATGCTTCTGTGTTGTAATATGGTGAAAAGTCGTCGTTTACTCTGGCTTGTTGGTTAATTAACATATGCTGCAAATAATGTATAAAAAGATACTCCATCCTCATTGATCCTATATTCCGCGGTCTCAATTTGAATTTTGTTTTTTCTCCAGGAATGACTTGAGCGATGTTTTCTTCCATGGATTTAACGAAACATTCTATCCAGAGCTTGCCTTCGGGTGAATCATACGAAAATTTATCGTTGCCAAGAGTTTTAAAAATCTCCCATGATTTTCGGTATTTTATCTTTTTATTCTTTCTCCAATTTACATGCCGGTCTAAATATTCGTCGATAGTTTCGAAATCTGAATCGATAAAGACATGGTCGTTCTTTGGTTTCCAATAGTCGATATAAAATTTTTTCATGCGTCTTTTTTC